AAAACTGAATGGAATGTGTCGCCTAGTGGCGTGTTTTGGTGTACTAGATTGTTTGAACATCTATTTCAATGTATTCAATTTACAGACGAAAAGCCGTGGTTGATAAGCGATTTGCTCAATGCTAAAAAACCTACGGTGGACTGGTCTAAAGTGGCTGTAGATACCAAAATCTTGGTGAGAACTAGTGATAGTGAGAAATGGCTTAAGCGATATTTTGCGAAGTATAAAAACGGTAACGTGTATTGCTTTATCCATGGCTATTCATCATTTACTGTACCTTCTTCATCCAATGAAGAAATTGTGATGACTCATTGGGATGAGGCTAAGTTATATGAGGAGGACAACCATGAAGATTAAAAACGTAAAGATAGGTATGATAGTAAAGATTAAAAAATCGTTTGACCTATACAGCGATTTCAACAGGGTTGGACACGTAGTAAGAAGGTTACCTGGTATGTGCGCCGAAATAGAGATTGACAACGGCAGTAAAGTAGCTGTACCGATATACCAATTGAAGAAAATAAAAAATATATCGGTATATTCTCCTTTGGTGTTAGAGATATACAAAAAAAATATATGCACCACTTCTGAGTGAATGGTTTGATAAAACAACAAAGAAATACGCAGTAAATCCAAACAAATGCTATTCACTTGGCGATCATGACCACAAACATAATATTTAGTATAGTTTTATTTTAATAACATAAAGAAGTCTAAAAACAGCAAAACAATGAAAAATAGAGGTATTCACCGATTTGGTGTTAACATCTATTTTTATTTTGAAATATTTTGCTTGATATGATATAGTAAGATAAAGGAGTGATCTATATGAGTGATGTAGTAAAAAAACCTGTTGAAAAACCTATTAATAATATTGATAGTGATATTAAAAACGCTATAATAATACGAAAATATTTGCAAAATTATAACGAATACACTACATTTATTGCCAACGTAAAACGTGATTTATCCGAAGAAAGAGCGTTATTGTCAATAGGTATTGCACCTAAGGTATCGCAAATGTCAAACGCTCCTGGAAGTGATGGTTTGAATCACAGTCAGCAGGAAACCTACTGCATAGAGAAAACGCCTGCAATTGAGAAGAAAATTGCTAAACTGGAAAATGATTTAAAAAAAATTGAGCCGATAATGATTAGACTAAATAAAAGCTTGGAATCGTTAACCGAGTTGGACAATAGACTCATACGTGATAAGTGGATATATAATTTTACATGGCGAGTGGTAGCAAAAGGGCAACAATGCTCACGCTGTACAGCAATAAGGAGCAGTGCAAGGATTATTGATTCATTAGCGATTATGGTATTTGGAGAATAATATTGATACTAAGTTGATACACACTTGATACGGTTGACATGATATAATGTAATTATTAAAAATTGGCAAAAATGGTCGGCGGTTTAATTATCGTCGACTTTTTGTATTGGTAGGTGAGATAATGACTGACATATATTGTGATAACGATAAATGCAAATATAACGGCAACAATAAATGCAATAGGGTAGATATGCGTTATATTAACAGATTATGCATGTCATATGAGCATAAAGATTATCAAACAGACATAAACCACGAACCAGTCATATATCGTAATAGAAATATTGTATTTAAATAGAAGGTGATTAGATGGCAAAGGGGCGGTATCAAAAATGGTTAGAACCGGATAGCTTACTATTACTAAGAGCATGGGCAAGAGACGGGTTGACAGATGAGCAGATTGCTTCAAATATCGGCATTAACGTTAAAACTCTTTATGATTGGAAGAACAAGTATGGTAACATTTGCAATGCCCTAAAAAGTGGTAAAGAAGTAATTGATATTCAAGTTGAGAATGCGTTGCTTAAACGTGCTTTAGGTTATAAATTTACAGAAGTTATCAAAGAAAGCATATACAATCCTAAAACTGAAAGATTTGAATTTAGAGTATCAAAAGAAGTTGTAAAAGAAGTGCAGCCAGATACAACAGCGCAAATCTTTTGGTTGAAAAATAGAAAACCGAATGATTGGCGTGATAAGCAAAAGCTATTGGTTGATATTAACGGTATGAATGATAGCATAAAGACGTTGAGCGATTTGATCAACAATCCAGTTGAGGACAGAGAAATACCGGAAGATGACGAAAAATGAACAGCAATCAGTACGCGCCGTTTAACGTCCGAACAGTTGAGTATTTTAAGAATTGCATAAAACCCAAGAATTGGCTTTGTGTCGCCGAAGGTGGTAAGCGTGCAGGGAAAAATATAATAAATATTCTTGCATGGTGTACTGTATTAGAAACCCATCCCGATTACTTGCATCTAGCAGGGGGTGTAACCAATTCAACCGCCAAGATGAACATTATCCAATCAAACGGATTCGGTGTCGCTAACTACTTTAAGGGACGATGCAGGGAAGGAAAATATCAAGACAGAGATGCATTGTACATAACCACTAAAGCAGGAGAAAAAGTTATCCTTATTGGTGGCGGTGAAAGCAATGGGTCCGAACGACTGATTAAAGGATTTACGTTAGGGACTGTATATGTTAGCGAAGCAAATGAATGCGCTGAATCGTTTATCAAGGAATGTTTCGACAGGACAATATCAAGTTCACTGCGAAAGATATTTTTTGATTTAAACCCTAAAAATCCACAGCATTATTTCTATCAAACTATATTAGACGTGCATCAAGAGAAAAGCCATATATACCATGATTATGGCTATATATGGCAGCACTTCACAATAGCGGACAACTTATCAATAAGCACCGAACGAATGAAAGAGTTATTGAAGACATACAAACGCAACTCTGTATGGTGGATAAGGGATATAGCAGGGTTAAGAACAGCTGCAGAAGGGGTTATATATGATGGATTCTCTATTGATAATCAATACAACAGTCACGACGAAATACCGCTTGACTTATCATTGTGGTATAAACGTTGGTTTTCCATTGATTATGGAACTGTCAATCCTTTTGCATGCCTAGAGATTATTGAGCAAAAAAATCCGGAAACAGGATTGAACAATTATTACGTTGATAGCGAATACTTTTATGACAGCAAAAAGAAAAACAAACAAAAAGATGATGTTGAATATGTTAAAGATATTGAAAAATTTGTAGATAATAAAAGGTTTTCGTCAGTAATAATAGATCCCTCGGCCGCAAGCTTTAGATTAGCACTTAAAAAATCATCACTAAGAGTAACTACGACAAACGATATTATTAATGCAGATAATCAAGTATTGAATGGCATTAGATTGGTAGCAAGCCTATTGCAGGCACATAGATTGTTTATAAATAAGTCTTGCGTTAATTTAATAAGAGAGTTTTCTGCTTATATTTGGGATTCAAAAGCGGCTTTGCGAGGAAAAGAACAACCTGTAAAGGAAAATGATCACGGGCAAGATGCATTAAGATATCATATCTACACCGTTGTTAAAAGAATTTAATTATTATCATAAAGTCGTTAAAATGTATGAAGCATAAAACAATCAAAAAAATGTATAAAATGCTCGATATCACGCTATTTGTATCCAAAACGATGTATAAATATTGAAAAGAGGTGTTGCCGCATGGCAAGCCGGAAGAAACCGCAGCGAAAGCCAGCGGCAGACAGTTTTACCAACCAGTTAGGACGTTTAGGTTTAGATCAACCCGGTATGATGGGTGCGACTGACTATAAATTAACCAGATTGACAAGAAATTACAATCTTCTCAATACGTTATATCGCAATTCATGGATAGCTAAAAAAGTGATAGATACTATCCCTGCCGATATGTGCAAGAATTGGATAAGTCTTACTGCTGATTTACGGCCAGATATTACTGATCGGTACAATAAGCTAGAAAAACGCACAAAAACAAAGGCAAAAATAAATGAAGGCTTATGCTGGGGTGCTCTTTACGGTGGGGCTGCCGGTATTATCATGATAGACGGAGATCAAGATGAACTGGATCAGCCACTATCTGTAGATGATGTTATGCCCAACAGTTATTGCGGACTACTTATTGTTGATAGATGGAGCGGTATTTATCCAGGAATTGAATTAATCACAGATATGAGAGATCCAGACTTTGGCTTGCCGGACTATTATGAAGTTAGAGACGTTACCCAAAATAACGCAACAGTAAAAATACATCATAGTCGAATTCTTAGGTTTTGTGGTCGAATTCTTCCATATTGGGAAAACATGGCGGAAATAGGATGGGGTGCCAGTGAGTTAGAACATGTGTTTGACGAATTAGCAAAACGAGATAACACTTCATGGAATATTGCATCTTTAGTGTTTCAAGCAAACCTACTGGTTAATAAGGTTAAAGACTATGATCAGCTAATGGCTGCTACTGATCCAGATGTACAACGCGATTTTTATGCTGTTAAGTCTGCACAAAATCAAATGCGCAACAATAACGGCATGATGATTATAGGTGATGGCGACGAGGTTTCTTCTATGAACTACACCTTTGCAGGATTAAACGATATATACCAATCTCAAATGCTAGACATATCAGGAGCAAGTGGAATACCTGTTACAAAATTATTCGGCAGAAGTCCTGCAGGTATGAATGCGACAGGCGAAAGTGATATGCAGAATTACTATGATATGTTAGGACAAAAGCAAGAATCAGACCTAAGACCAATACTGGACAAATTATTGCCTATTATGTTTATGTCAGAATTTGGCAAAGTTCCCGATGATTTAGATTTTAGGTTTAACTCTGTTCAAACGCCAACAGAAGATAAATTGGCAGATATAATCGGCAAGAAAACCGATGCTATCGATAAACTGTATAACGACGGACTGTTAAACCAACAAATGGGACGAAAAGAATTACAGGAATTGTCCTATTCAACCAACATGTTCTCAAGTGTAACCGCTGAAACGATTGAATCGGCAGAGGGTGACATGCCACCGATTCCAGAGGAATCTCCGAAACCAGAATACCCACCACCAACAGAGGAATCACAAACAGTCAACGATAAAGGTGATGTGGATGATTCGTAAAATATGGAAACCACAACGAAGAATCGAAATTGATTACCAAAAGTTTTTATTTGTGCTATTTAGTAAATTTAGCACGGAAATACTTACAATGAAAAAACAAACATTGCTAATGGGCGTAGCTAAAAGGTTTATAAAGTCAAAATGGTTCAACGACTTTGCCGAAGGTGCCGTAATCGGAATGTTTACCAAGACAAAAAAAGACACTGCAAGACAATGGCGAGAAGCAGCTAAAGAAACATCTAAAGGAAGAAAGATATATGAAGCACTAAAGAAAGAAACCGATAAAGACAAAGTATATCAAGATCTGCTAAAACGAAATATGTTTTATATTAGCTCCGTACCTTTAGAGATGGCAGATAGGATGTCTAAATATGTTGCTAAAGCGCATATTGAAGGAAAGAGACCAGAACAAATAGCAAAGGAATTGCAAGAAATGGTTCCGGGAATGGCGCGAAGTAAAGCTAATTTAATTGCACGTACTGAATCAGCAAAAGCGGCGGCAGAGATTGTACAAGCAAGAGCGATAAAATTAGGCTTTCAATGGTATGTGTGGAAGACATCAGAAGATCAACGAGTACGTAAATCGCATCGCAATATGAATGGTATAATTGCTAAGTATAGTGATCCACCAAGTCCTGAAAAGTTATCAGGAGAAAAAGACCAAGGAAATTACAATCCTGGTAATTTTTATAATTGCAGATGTTTTGCATCACCTGTATTTGATATTGATGATATTAATTTCCCTCATCGTATCTACTACAATGGAAGTATACAAACGATGACCAAAGTACAATTTAAGGAGATAATGTGACATG